ACTGGAGTTCAGACGTGTGCTCTTCCGATCTACTAATGATGATTCTGATACGCAAAATAAGCCTTTCATGACGTTCCAGACCCAGTCAGAATTGGATTCTTATTTTGATAAGAAGTTAGACAAGGCATTAGGGACTGCTAAGGCTAACTGGGAAAAGGAACAAAGCGATAAGGCAAAGAAAGCTAAGGATCGCAAGAACATGACCGAAGAAGAACGACGTGAGGATGACTTCAAGCAACGGGAAGAAGCTTTATCTGCTCGTGAAGCTGATGTTACTAAGCGTGAGAATCGGAGTAAGCTTGCTTCTCGTTTAGTTGATGATGGTTTGCCAACTGGGTTAGTTGATGTTTTTGATGATGTTCTAGCTAACGAAGACAATATGAATGAAACGTATGAACGGGTAAGCGAAGTATTTCGTAGCGCCGTTCATGATGCCGTTGAAACTCGATTAGCACAAGGCTCACGAACACCTAAGAGTACGGATGATGATTTGACTCATAAATCGGCCGGTGAGCTTTATGCCGAAAAGGCTAATAGTGCTAATAAATCTGAAAGTGATTTTTGGAAATAAGAAAGGAGAATGAAAATTAATGTACACACGATTTCAAAACGGTAAGCAATTAAACTTCCTTGCTTCTGAGAAGTTCACTGCTTTCCCTGAAACAATTAACAAGGACAATTACAATGTCCAAACTGATGACTTAGGACGCAAGTATGTACCTGCTGGGACAGTATATCCAACGAATGATGCAAAGGCGGTTGGTATTACTGTTAATGATGTATATGTATCAGAAGATGGTTCTAATCAAATGGTAGCTGTTATGCGTGAAGGTTGGGTATTAAGTCAACGATTAACTCCAACTCCATCAGCAGATGCAATTAAAGCAATGACAGCAATTCACTTTAAGGATTTAGATACTACCACAGCAGATCCAAAAGCGTAGTGAGGAGGAGATAATAGATGAATAAGCAAACACTTAAGCTAGATTTACAACGTTTTGCCACACCAATTCTTGATATGTTCGATCAGAATACGGTGCTTGATTATACTCGTAATCGTCAATATCCAGATATGTTAGGTGATACTTTATTTCCAGCAACTAAGGTTCCAACACTCGAAGTCGATATCTTAAAAGCTGGTAGTCGTGTTCCAACAATTGCTAGCTATTCAGCCTTTGATGCCGAAGCCGAAATCGGTAGTCGTGAAGCAAGTAAGATGACTGCTGAATTAGCATATGTAAAGCGCAAGATGCAAATTACCGAAGAAATGTTAATCAAGTTACGTTATCCACGTAATAATGCCGAAGCTAACTACTTAAAGCAATATGTATTTAATGATATTGATGCAATGGTTCAAGCGGTGAAAGCACGTGGCGAAAAGATGACAATGGAAATGTTTGCTACTGGTAAGATTACTGATAAGGACAACGGGATTTCCATTGATTATCAAGTTCCAAAAGAGCATCAAACTGCATTAGCAAGTAATACTACTTGGGATAGCGGTAGTGCTTCAATCATTGAAAACTTACAAGATTGGTCTGATAAGCTCGACATTACCCCAACGCGTGCATTGACCTCTAAGAAGGTATTACGGACATTAATGCGTAGTACTGAAATCAAGGAAGCAATCTTTGGTAAAGATACCGGTCGGGTTGTTGGCCAAGCTGATTTAGATCAATTCATGGTTGCTCAAGGACTTCCGGTTATTCGTGCATATGCTGGTAAGTATCGTGAGGAAGACGCTAAGGGTAAAGTTAAAACACAAACATACTTCCCGGAAGATCGGATCGTTCTCTTTAATGATGAAGTGCCAGGTGAAAAGATCTATGGCCCAACTCCAGAAGAAAACCGTTTGATCTCAACTAATGCGCAAGTATCAGAAGTTGGTAATGTTATGGCTAAGATTTATGAATCTGGTGAAGATCCAATTGGAACTTGGGTATTAGCAGCGGCAACCATGCTTCCATCATTTGCTAGTGCTGATAATGTATACCAAGCTAAAGTCCTTTAATTAATTGGAGGTGCTGAATGTGGATCAAGTGGCCGAAATGGTTCCATCCGTAAGTGCTCGTTTAAAAGTTACGGATGATGAATTAATTAAGGAGCTAGTAGAAGAAGCAAATGCTCAGGTGCTAGATTATACGGGTCAAAAAGAATTAGTTGGTAACATGAGTGTGTATGTTAAAAAGTTGGCAGTCATTAACTACAACCGACTGGGACTTGAAGGCGAAACACAACGCTCAGAAGGTGGAGTAACTAATTATCTCAAGATTGGTATTCCAAAAGATATTCGACAAGGATTAAACCGCTATCGAATTGCTAAGGTGACGAAGCTATGAGATTAAAAGAAAGTGATCTCACAACCGTTTATCTTAAAGCACCGATGAATACTCAAGATGATGAAGGCTATAGTATTTCTGGCTGGGGTGATCCACAATCAATTAGGATGAATATTCAATCAGCTGGTGGTACGGTCAATGCTCAGATCTATGGAAAAGATATTAAATATATCAAGACATGTAAGTATCAAGGCGATTTACTTTCAGAAGGGCACGGCGAAGGCTTTGGTATTTGCCTAAAAGTTCCGAGTTCGAGTGATCCTGATTACAAGATTACGGCTATTCAGGAGTTTTCTACTCATAAAAACGTTACTTTGGAACGTATCAAAAGGGATGAACAAAATGATTGAATGTGAGATTGTGGGGCTCAATGAGTTAAAAACTAAGCTACGAAAACTTCCTCAAGTTGTAGCGGATGCAACTGTTAACGGCCAAGAGACAGCAATTGAACAAGCCGAAGCCTATGCGGTTCAAGAGTTACAATCTAGTATCAAATATTCTACTGGTGAGCTTGCCCGTAGCTTTAAGCATGAAGTAAAAGTCGATGGGGATGAAATAGTTGGTCGTTGGTGGAATTCGTCAATGATTGCTATTTTCCGTGAGTTTGGTACTGGTAAGGTTGGTGAACAATCTAGTAAGCAGCTCCCACCTAATGTGGCAATTGTTTATCGCCAAACTCCCTGGTATATTCCAGCTGAGGAAGTTGAAATTGACCTTACAAAAATCTATGGAATTCCAAAGGTTAAGATTAAAGACAAGTATTTTTATCGAACCAACGGACAACCAGCAAGATAATTTATGACACCTGCTGCTAACAGAATAGCTAAGGAAGCGCCTGGGATTATAAAGAAATCAGTTGACCAAGAGCTTCGTGATAAATTAGGTGGTTAAATGGAAATCTACAATGTTAAAGCACTGGTATATAAGACGTTGAAGTCTATTCCAGAATTAAAGATCGTCTCGCCATCGTATCCTGATAAATTTGCCGTATTTCCTATTGCTATCTATAAAACCTCCCAAACTTCTTTTATTCGTAATAACTGGCAAGAAGAAACCGATACTGAATGGCAGATAACAATTGATTTGTATAACGATAAAGGATCGCTAACCAAGATAAAAAATGAGCTCATTGCTAAGTTTTCAGCAATGGGCTTTTCTAATAGCGTTGGTGACCAAGATCTAAATGGAATAACACGAGTAGTTCTTGTTTTTACAGGAATTGTCGATAATACCAGTAAACGTGTATATCAGAAAGGATGAAATAAATGAAGAACGTAAATTTTATGGCGACTTATTGAAGCTAGACTTACAACGATTTGCAGTTGATAGCACTGATGGTTTAGTTGGTACTGGTACCAAGCTTGAACGTTCAGAAGATGGATCAACGTGGGAAGAAATTGCAGATATCAAGACTATTCCCGAATTAGGTGGTGACACTGAAAAGGTTGATGTCACTACTTTGGCTGATGACCGGCGGAAGCAAGTTGAAGGGATTCAAAATGCTTCTAACGTTCAGTTCCAAGCTGTATATAAAGGTGCTAGTTTTGCTAAAGCCCTAAAACAAGCCGGTGATCGGAAACAATACCAATGGAAAGTTACTTACCCAGATGGAATGACTGCTACAATGCGTGGTTCATACAACATCAAGTTTGCAGCGGTTGCAGTTAACGGGGCATTAGGTTACACAATTACTATTACTGTATCTGATGGTCCACACTTCACTGCTGCACCAGGTAGTGATAAACCAAAAGGCTAGTTTATTAATAAACGTGGGTTCGATTCCCACGTTTATCTTTAGTGACAAATAAAAATTAAAGGAGAATTTATTCATATGACAACTACTGTTAAGAAAGCAACAAAGACAATGCAATTAGGTGATTTGGAACTTGACTTAAAGCTTGGCGGTCGTGAGGTATTTAAGATTGAACGGCGACTTGGCAAGTCTATGTTGTCCTTATTTATGGACTCTCAAGGTGGAAATAAGCTACCTCCAGTTAATGAAATTCTGATCGTATTACAAGGCGCTAATCAAAATCATGGCGTAACTGATAAACGAGTATTGAACGCCTTTGAAAAGTACTTAGATGATGGTAATACCACGATGGATCTCTTTAATGCATTGATGGAACTATTTGAAGCATCCGGTTTTTTCGGCAAAAAGAAGAAGTCATCGAAGACCAATTCGGAATCGGACGAAGTGACATTAGATCCAGTGGAAGCGACCCAAGATCAGTTGCTGTAAACGAAAAAAATTACGATACAGTATCAGATTTATTCAAAGATCTTTACCCAATCGCTGTTGAATCAGGAATAGACGCTGATCATTTCTGGGATTTAGACTTTGCGGAAATCATGACGCAAATTGCCGCTAACAGGAAGCGAGAATTAAATGATTTACGTGCCAAAGCATATATGGATCACCGTTTAAGTGAACTGGTAGCATTTGCGATTAATGATCCTGCTAAGATGCCTAAGTTAGAAGAAGCTTATCCGTTTGTTAAGGATGATATGAACCAGATAGAGCAAATGTCTGAAAAAGAACCCGATTGGAAAAGAGATCAAGCTATTCTTATGCAACAAGCTCAACGAATTAGACAATTCAATAAAGACAAAGGAGGAGGTGAATAGTAATGGACTTGGAAGAACTTGAGTTAAGATTTAGAGCTAATTATGGGGATGTGCTCCAGAAAATGGATGAGTTGACTAGTCTCATCGGTCAAAAAACTAACGATATGCAAGTCAAAATCCAAAGCAACTTGGACCGTATTCAACAGAACATGAACGACAATGCTTCTAAAGCAAATGAGAAAGCCAAAGAAGAAGTTCGTCAACGTGAAGAAGCTGAAAACTCTAAGCAAAAATCTATTGAGCGTACAGCTAGCGTTCAAGATGATGCAACTAATAGGATCATCGAAGGAAACAAGGCCCAAGCCGAAAGTTCCAAAGAAGCCGTTAACGAATCAGAAAAAAGCCTGGATAGTTTGACTGCTCGTTTACAAGAAGCATCTAACATGCAACAACGAATTGCTCAACAAACTAAGGTAGCTCGTGAAACTGTAGGTGATATTCCTGTTAAACAAGCTCAACAAGAAGTACGTCCTAAAGAAAAGCCTAGACCAAGAATAAAAAACTCAAGCTTCGATGACTACCAAGAAAAAAGAATTCAGAGCTATATGCCTAAAAGGCCGGTTGATTTAGGAATTGATGATGAAATTCAAGCGGAAGTTTCCCGAGCTAAAAAGGAAATTGATGGGCTTGTATCCCACATCAACGAGAAAATGCAACAGGCGCAATCAATGCAACGTAGAATAGCAACATTGATGGCTAGCAGAGATAACCTTGATATGAACAAACAAGGCAGTCAGGTTAGAGCAATGCGACTTGATGACCAGATTGCTAATGCACAAGTCAAGATGGAACGTTATCAGAATCAAGCCAAAGCCCTTGCACAAGAAATGTCGCAAGAGCTTAATATTATTCCAAATTCACTCAAGCGTATTGAACGTGAGATGGATCAAACGGAAGCAAAGATTGAACGGATTAGGCGTACTATTGCGGAAACCAAAGCACAAGATGCTGTTCTTGGTAGATCATCTGGTAATAATAAGGGACTCAAAGAAGCCGAAACAGAGTATAAACGTCTTATAAATCGAAGCAATGAATTAGCTAAGGCTTATAGTTACGTTAGTTCTCGTGGAGATGAATTACGAAACGCATCTTCAAGAGTGAACACTACACTAGCTCAAGAAGGTAATACCGCATCAAATACAAGTTCAAGGCTTAATCGGTTACGAAATACTATTTCAAACGTCACCTCGTCATTTAGGCGCATGGGTGATAGTGGTAGTTCTTCAATGCGCAAGGCTGGTACAAGTGCTTCAATGCTAAGTGAGCGATTAAAAGGCGTAAAGATGGCAATGAGTATGTTAGCTAGTCAGTTAATCGTATTTACATTGTTGTATCAAGGAATCATGATGTTAGCTCAAGGTATGGGTTCAGCATTAATGACTAATAAGCAGTTTGCAAGCAGCTAGATCGGAAGAGCACACGTCTGAACTCCAGT